GTTTCTACATCTACCACCTTTTTTGAGCATATAACGTGAAAATCAAATTCCCATAATAATATGGCGATTATAAAGCCGGATGAACTCTCAAAAGTTAGAGAACGGCAAGTGGAAAACATTTTGGCAAAACAGCAGGCAGGAAAAACTTTGACCGCCCGCGAAGAGCGCATTTTGCTCGAAGCTGCTGGAGGCGTTCCGGCAGGAATGGACAGCATAGCCAGGACGTATGACCAGCTTGCCGGACGTCTTGGCGTCTCTCGAAAATCTATCCAGGTTTGGCAAAAGCGTTTTCCTGATACTCATCCTAAACCTAGACCGGATGGACGGCATGAAGTCGCTGCATGGCTAAAGTTCATGGCTGACAATAACCTAGCTGGAGCCGATGCGGAAGGGCATCCAGACGACAGACCTTTGACCGTAGCCGACTGGAAAGCGCGAGAGATGGAATTGAAGTGCGAAAAGCTCTCGATCCAAAATGCGAAAATTGCTGGCGAGCTAATCTCATCCGCCGAGGTAGAAGCCGGAACCGCCGCGATGGTTGGAGGCTTCCGGCAGGCTTTGAATAACTTCGTGCCGCGCCTAGCTCAAAAGCTGGACGGTTTAACCGAATATCACGAGGGAGTCGAAATCATCGAAAGCGAGGTGAACGTCGTTTTGCGCACAATTCAGCGGTGCGACTTTCTGAAACCGGCAAGGGCCAAAGGTGAAGAAAGTGATTCCTGAAAAATGCGCTTGCCATGATGTAACTTTATGTTACCATCGTTTCACCATGAACGAACGATTTAAAATTAAAGCAATCAACGACGAAGAAAGCTCTTGTATGTGCTGCGGCAAATCAGGCCTTCAAAAAGTTGTTTGGATTGAAGATACTGAAACCGGAGATATTCAGCACTTTGGATGCATTTGCGCACTCAAACCTTCCAAGGCTTTTGGAATTAAAAAAGATGATCTAAAAAGTTACGAAACCGCATGGAAAACAATTGTTGCCATGCGGAATTCTAAAGCTCGTCGCATGTATCGTGAGGCTGGCGGTTTAATGAAAATGGTAACTCCATATTCAGCGGCACCGGCAAATCTTGAACTATGGCAGGAATGCCAGAAAAAAGCCGCGTAACTGCTATATTTAAACGCACTAGTTAAGCAAACAAACCAAATGCAGTATTTAACCAAATGACAGCCACCAAATACAAAGCCAGACGGGAGCGTCTTGAAATGTCTCAAGCTGCTCTTGCTGTTGCACTAGATGTTTCGCGCAAAACGATCAACGAGCGCGAGAATGGCGGCACCATCACGCAAGAGGCAGCAATGGCTTTAGAGCTGCTTGAGCTTCGCAATGTGAAGCTAACTAAAAAGTAAAACCAATGATTCCAGCATCCATCGCGCCTCGCCTCGCTAGTTTCCGCGACATCGCCTTTCGCGTATGCGCTGCCGTTCTCATGGTGCGTCCGATTCAAAAGGTATGGGAATGGGTGGACGAGCACGTTGTAATCCCGCAATGCATCGGCTCGCTAAATCCAGGCCCGCTTGATACAAGCCTGATGCCGTTCTGGCGTGGCATTTACGAACTATACTGGAATAAGAAAACGCATTATTTAACAATCGTCGCAAGTGCTCGCGTCGGGAAAACTCTGTTCGCGACATGTTGCGTAATGCACAAGGTAGCGGTATGGCCAAATCCGATCTTGTGGCTCGATCCTACGGCAAAGACAGCAAAGCACTTCTCACGCTCGGAGATGCAACCGCATTTGCTGGAATGCGCTCCAGTGAAGGAACGAGCCATCATAGACAAAGTGCATTGGACCACGCAAATGATGCATTTCATCGGCTCGATCCTGCGCATCTTTGGAGGCGGAGGCGTTACCGATCTAGGCGGATTCCAAGCCGAGCTAGTCGTCATTAACGAAAGCGACAAAATCAAACATAACATAAAGGGCGAAGCACCGGCTCAGGAATTGGCAATCGTGCGCTCCAAACAATTTAGACATACTCGAAAGGTAATTGAGGAATCTACGCCAACAACCGAATGGGGACGCATATGGCGACGCTTCAAAGATGGGAGGCAGTATTGGGTTTACCTGCCTTGTCCGCATTGCAAACACAAACAGCGCATCACGTTTTTTAGTGAAGAAAAAGAAGTGCCATTCGACGAAGACGGCAATCCACTTCCAGCCGGTGAAAAGCGAGTCGAGAAAACAGGGCGCTTCAAATTCGAGCACCTGAAAACGGAAACGGGAGCGCACGACATCGAGCGAGTAGAACGCGAGACGGTCTATGAATGCGCGAAGTGCCAAGGCGAGATAAATCAGGACAAGCATCAGGCTTGGATGCTAAGGCGCTATGAACTCCGTGCCCATGCTCCACAAAACCCGGAAGACCATCCATCTGTTCACGTTTGGGCTGCTCTTAGTCCATTTGAAGGATGGGGCCACCTCGCAAAGAAATTCCTTCAGGCTCGCGGGAGTGCATCACGAATGCACGACTTTTACAACTCAGACCTTGGATTGCCATTCGTGCGCAAAGCCACAGACATTAAAATTGACGACATAGACGCCTGCATTGCTCGCTCGCCTGAATACTTCCTCCGCCAGCTTCCGCGCAAGCCTGAATTCTTGACGATGACGGTGGACGTGCAAGGCGATGGCTTCTGGTGGACAATTCGAGCTTGGGGATTGGATTACACGCAACCTGATTTGCCAGTTTGGTCTGCTCTTGTCGATTATGGTGCGGCAGTATCCTGGAAGCAGATCGAAGAAATCGCAGGCATAGAAGCGGATCGAAACGGCCATTTGAATGCGTTTACGTTTGAAGATGAAAAATTCGTGGTATTCGCTGGCCTTATCGACTCTGGCTACGAAGCGCAGGCAAACAAAAAAGTTTATGGTTTCACGCTCAAAAATGCGGATGTTTTTTCACCGTCTAAGGGTGGTGGCTGGCAACAACTGCGCGGGATGGATGTTCGCACTTCACCGGTAAATGACGATCAACAGGATCTCGTCTGGTATTATGATGACGGCTTTAAGCAGCAACTTTATTATCACTGCATTAAAGAGCATCGGCGCTTATGGTGGTTGCCTCGAAACGTCGGCAGCGATTACAAGGCGCAACTTACGGCAGAACGAACACAGGAACAAATGCAGCCAAGCGGCGAGGCTAAACTAGTTTGGATCGTGGAAGGCGAAGCTGGCAACCATTTGGGCGACACTGAGAAGATGCACGAAGTCCTTTTCGATGCGGCTCTTGAAGCCAAACTAAATGAGATTCGTGAGGCATGGCAAAAAGAACACGGCGATGAATTGGCGGAGGAAAATTAAAAATAATAGTTATTTCTCTTTGCGTAGTTAATTTTTGACGCATCATGCGCGTCGTCGTTCTCATTGTTCCATCGGCCCGCTCTGCTTAATGCAACGGGCCGATGTTATAAACAGATCAACGGTCACATGTGACCGCTTGATTTGAGTCTTTGACATATTTGTCATATCATGACCGTTGAAGACCTAGCTCGAATCCTCTTAGCTGAAATGGAGGCAGACCAAAGCACCGCTCTCGCAGATACTATTCTGCGCGATGCCCGTTCTGCTCTTAAAGCTGGCAAGGGCAGCATTGGAACGCTTACGGCCTCAGGAGTAAATGGTAAATCGTTCACTCGTTCAGTTCAGCTTTCATGCGTTCAAGTGATCGACGCTTGCAGACGGGCAATCACGGCTTATGCAAACGATGGCGATGATCCAGACGAGGTGCGTTCAACGTATCCTGACTTCAGCGGAATGACCTATTGATATGAGCGACACAACCTCAAACACAACAGGCCAAGGAAGCGCTGCATACGATGCCGCTAATAGTTCCCCAACACGCCGCAGTTTTATTGGATTTCCGGTAAACTCTCGCCGTGAACTCACGCCGCAGACACGTCGCGAGATCGTGAAAAAGCACCGCGCACTAGAAGCGAATTGCCCGTTTATGACGCGCATTCATAAAAAGTTTGCGCGGCATGCCGTAGGATCAGGAATCCACTTTAAATGCCTTTCAGACGATGCCGAGTTCAATGATAACATGCGCAGAGATGTCGAAGAATGGTGGAACAATGCCGCCGTATTTTCGATTGATGGAACCGTTGATGGATGGGAATCGCAATCTCTCGCAGTTGAGCAAATGCTAGGAGACGGTGAATTTAATGCCGTTTTCACAAAGCATCCGGTAAGCGGTTTCCCTGCAATTCAGATTCTGGACGTTTTTGAGATTGAAACGCCTACGCCGCGCCAAGGTGAAACGTTGCTCGACTGGGATGATGGCGTGAGGATCAATGAATACGAACGCCCGATTGAATATGCTGTGCGGACTCTTCCGCGCATTGCTGGCGATTTGCTCCGTGATTATCGTTTTGTTCCAGCCGATAGCATGATCCATCTAGGCCGTCGCCGTCGTGCTCGAGGCCATCGTTATATGCCAGCCGGTTACTCTGGCTTAAACATGGGCATCGATGCTCTTGATCTTCAATCGCTGATTACTGGAACCGCAAAGCTTCATTCTGCTTTAGCGGTATCAGTTAAAGGAACCGCCAAGCGTGGCAAAAAAGGAGCTATTTCCAAGATTGCAAATGCTGGCAGCACGACTGAAGCAACCAGTGACACGCAGGCACTCGAAAAGGTGTTTGGAGGTGGCATGATTAATTACCTTGGCGAAAGTGGAGAGCTTAATCTGCATTATTCGCAGCATCCAACTGTTAACCAGATGGATTTCATCCAAATGCTTTTTCGTGAACTGGCGCTGCCTTACGATTGCCCATTTTCCGTTCTTTGGAGCATGTCGGAAGTCGGAGGCGCGGCAGCTCGTTACGATGCAGAAGATGCGCAGGGCGCATTCGATCAACTCACTGACCGAATCGCCTGGGGATACGTCCGCCGCATGATTATTTGGAAAGTTTCCAAATCGCTTAAAGATGGACGCTATACCTGCAAAGATCCGCTTTGGTTTACGAAACTTGTTTTTCGCGGCCCTAGAAAGATCACAGTTGATCTTGGACGCACCGCCCAAGCGTTTAAGACTCTCACGCGCAATGCTGGCATGAGCATTCCGCGTTGGTTCGATGAGCAGGGCTTTGATGCGGATAGCGAAATGGATGAGCAAATTCGTTTCCTCGCTCGCGTGAAACGCCGCTGCGAACAAGAAGGAATTGAGTTTTCCAGCGTCTTCGAACCTACTCCTGGAAGCGTTCAAAACATAACCGTTCAACCTCAAGATAATTCAGCGCAATGAAAACATATCCTCGCCTTTTTAGAAAACTTTTTTGCGAGCCTCTTTTGCTTCACGCTCCTACTCGCTCTTCGTTTGAGACTGAGCTACTTCGCCGGATGTATGGAGAAAGTGCAGCCATTCCAGTCGCAGCAAAAGCAAACATGCATTGCATGCCAGAAGATTCTGAAGATGATGACGAACCGGAAGAATACCGAGTTAAGAACATCTATCAGCGCACCGGCTCCGTTGCCGTTATCACAATCGACGGTGTTATCGACAAGCGCCTTTCTGATTTCGACATGGAATGTTATGGCGGCGTCGATTTGTCGGATGTGGACGAAGCTCTTGCTTATGCTGCTACCGATGCCCGCGTTTCCAAAGTCGTTTTAGACATCCATAGCCCTGGCGGCTCCGTTGTTGGCGTGCATGAAACCTACATGCGAATCATTGACCTTGCCGAGACGAAAGAAGTTCATGCTTACGTGAACGCGATGGCATGTTCTGCCGGTTATTATTTAGCCAGTGCGGCGGATTATATCGCTGCCGCCCCTTCCGCAATTGTTGGAAGCATTGGCGTGTATATGGCCCTCCTCGATGCCACTCGTTGGTATGAAAACGAAGGTCTGAAAATCAACGTCATGCAGGCCGGCAAATGGAAAACGATGGGCGCAGAATGGAAAGCTCTCACCGATGAAGAACGCGCACGGCTCCAGGCTGGCGTTGATTCGCTTCATGTCCAGTTTAAGGCAGCAGTAAACGCCAAACGTCCGCAAGTCGCCGCTGAAACGATGGAAGGCCAATGGATGACAGGTCAAGAAGGAATTGCGCTTGGCCTTGTTGATGAACTCACTGGAGCAACTCTGGATGAATATGTTTCAACTCTTCTATTTTCCTAGCCTTTGACAAAATAACCTCAACAACCGCGAAATACGCCAATGCTCGGAAATTCCAAACTCATCGCCGAACTTCAAGAGAAGGTTGCTTCTCTCGAAACTCAACTCGCTTCAGCAAATAACGAAGCATCCAACGCTAATGCTAAAAGCCTCGCTCTCGAAGGCCAGATCAGCAATCTGACTTCCGATGTTGAAGCTGCAAATGCTAAAGCATCTGCCGCTGAAAAGCGTGCTGTTGATGCTGAGGCCAGCGTAAACGATCAAGTTAACACTCGCCTCGCTTCCGCTGGCGTTGAGCCGATCAAACGTGATGCTTCTGCTTCTCAATCGGAAGGCGGAAAAATCAACGCGAACCTGACTGGCCGTTCTCGTCTTGCTGCTCTTTTCTCCAAAGTCGGCCAGAAATAAACATCACCAAAAAATAACTCTAGCTTCAACCTTTTTTAATTATGTCCGCCCTCACTCTCCTTGATGTCGCCAAGCGCACTGGTAACGACGCCGCCATTGGCGTTATCGAAGAAGTAACGACTTACGCTCCCGAAGTCGGCGCTTTTCCTGCCCGCCCTAAAGCTGGCACTTCCTACAAGCTCTTCCAGCGCATTGGCCTTCCAACCGGTAGTTTCCGCGATGCAAACGCTGGCACTTCGCTTGTGAAAAGCTCGTCCGCTCAAAAGCTTGCTCAGATGTTCTTCTTCGACTGCCAGCTCCAGGTGGATGAGGCTGTTCAAAAGGCCGATGACGGTAGCCTTGGCGACATCCTCGCCGATGAAACCCTTGCAGCCACTCAAGGCAGCATGATTACCCTCGGCAATCAGGTTTGGTATGGTGCCAATGCCACCGATAAAGGCTTCGATGGCCTCAAGAACTTCATCACTTCCGAAGTCTCTGCTGGCGGTTCCGGTGGCGTCTATTCCTCCGCTTACCTCGTCTGGCTCGATCCTTCTTATAAAGGCGTGTTCTTCGATGTCGGCAACAACGGCCAAATGGATTTTGGCGATTGGATGAAACAGCAGGTTACTGATCCGTCCGATGCCGCCAAGCGATACATGGCCTACGT